CTCGGAAGCACCAACTTTAGCTTGCAACAAGCCAGATGAGGCCATTGGGGGCTGCGCACGTTGCGGTAACGGCAATATTGCGCCCTGACCGTCCGTTACGTCCGGGTTGACCTCTAAATAAGGCCAATTATTCGTGTTTGCGGTCTTCCACTGGGTCTCATACCCTTCAAACTGACCGCCATAACCAATAAACGGGGCTTTTGGAGCCAGCGCAAGCATCTCTGCCTCTTGGCTAGTCCAATAGTTGTACATCCGTTGTGCATCTTTTGCGTTACGCACCAGCCCACTGATGTAAATGCGGCCTTCAACCTCGTATTCATTGCCGATCACCCGCACAACAGGGATACAACTACCGGCCCATTCCTGCTTTTCAAGGATTTCGTAGCCGTTAATTTTTGTCCAGCAAATCTTCTTGCGATCCGCTTGGCGAGACTTCTTCGGTTTGCCGTAAACCGCCCGCAACTCTTTGTCTTCCGGCGTCCCTTGGAACGCAGTCACATTACCAGGGTACAAATTCAACGTCTGCGTGTCGTATTCGCAATAAAAATACTCAGCAATCCGGATCGTATCGGTATTTAGCCACTGGCTCAGGTTCTGATCCCCTACACCCAGCGTCTCAAGCGTAGACAAGGGCGATGCGTTAGGGAACAACCGTGCGTATTCGGCTTTAGACAAGTCTTCCGTTATAAAACACCACTCGGCATCACTGCCGCACGGGTCCTGAATCAACGGGTCCATGTAGACCGAGAAACTATTGCGTACCCGCGCAATCTTAATGTCTTGGTCAAACGTATCGTCGTCGCAATACTCGGTCAGAATCCGAATATAACCCTCGCCATACGCGACCTGGTTCTCACAAGCCGTATCGTAGGCCACATCTGCATCCGAGATGTACTCGATATGCCGAATCATGCCGTTGAAAATCTCGGCAACCTCAACGTCAGCGTTGTCATCAACCGGAATGACCTTGACACTAGGCCGGTTCTGGCGCTGATCGTTGGTAATCTGATGTACGTGCTGCGGCAGCTTGTTGATCGTCAAGCACGGCCGCGCGTTAATTGTCTGACCCTGCACCGCACCACGGGTCGCCAGCACATCTGCCGGCCACTGCCACTGGTTATCGGGGCTACCCGCATAAAACCGCAGGTCGTCTAGCTCATCCTCTCGACTTTCCGAGTACGCCGAGATTGCCATTGACAGGCGATCTCGTGCTGTGGACAAGACATCCGAGTCGCTCTTAAGTGGCTTACCACCCAGTGCGACGTTGCCAACAGCGTTAATCCCGGTGTAATCAGCCATCTCTGCTTAAACCAATTAAGACCAAGGGATGAGAGTCAGCCATCAACACTTCCAGCGTTTAAGTGACGCCTTAGCCCGCTCGGCATCGCCTTTGGCGTGGGCTACAACCCCTTCCATTCTAGCGCAAAAGCTAGACTTCCTACCCTTATCCGCTTCCGTCTTTGGATTGGGCGCTGGTGCTTTCAAATTACTACCAGTTTCCCGATTGTACTTCTCGCGCCCCTTCTCGGTCAGGCCAGCACCCTTGCTAACCGGCAACTTCTCGCCGCGCCCGACCGATAACGATACGCCTTTCTTCATTTCTTCTTGGCCGTCTTGGCAGACTCTTTAAAGTCTTTGGCTGTTGGGGCATTTTTACTGCCAACCTTGTTCATCTTCTCGCCAGAACCAGCCTTAATGCGTTCCTGCTTTGCGTGAATATTAGCGTAGAGTCCGGGCTTCATTTCTTTGCCGCCGCTCGTTTGGTTGCGTATGCAATCGCTACTGCTTGTTTGACCGGCTTACCGGCCTTTACTTCAGTCTTTACGTTCTCTTTGAACGCTTTGGGCGAGGCAGACTTTTTAAGCATTAAGCACCCATCCAAGATCCAGACATTGTAGCCCCACTAGACCTTAAAGTTTTAGGTGGCTCTTTGTATTCTCGATGCGCTACAGGGTAAGCGAATGTAACGGCCAACGCATCAGCCGCATCAGGACTCGCCAACCCCCTAGACTTCATTTCCTTCTTTCCCTCAAGGAAGATCGTACCCGCCGAGTTGGGCTTTTTCATCGGGCCAACCAGATCGGCCTTTAACTGCCGATCCTTCGGAATGCTCGCAGACCTTAACCAGTCCCGCATAGCACCCCACATCTCAGCCCGCTTATTACCCCACATTACCGGGTTTTTAGCCTTCCAG